AATTTTTTCATTTGTCCTAAACTTCTAGCACAAAAACTTTTTCTACGCTTGGCATCTTTTGACCCAGGCTTTACTTTACCAGTAACTGCAGTTTTTAATTTTGATCCAGGATTATCTCTTCTATATTTTGCAACACCAGCTTTGGTCATGCCTGCACCAGATTTTGTTGCTCTAAAATATTTTTTTGTTTTTGGTGGTTGAACGTCACCACCTCTTTTCAATTCCAGAATATCTGAATAATATTCTAAATCCATTTTAGGTAAATGTTATTGTTACACCAGCAGTATTAGCTATAGTTGCATGAATACCATCTTCAAATAAAATTCCATTACCAGGTAAATACATATCTAATCCTTCAGTATCAAATAAGTAAGTTGCAATAATAGTTCCAGTTGCTCCACCAGATCTAAATATAATAGATCCATTTGTAGCACCTTTTCCTTGAATAGAAGTTAATCTTGCTCTTTGATTTTGTGCAACCATTTGAGCTGTAGCTGTTGCGTGTGCTACCGACTGGTCTGATGAAAAACTTGAACCACCCATTATTCGTTACTTGTTGTTAGGTTAGGTCCAGAATATTTATCAGTTAATAATGTGTAAGCTGCAACATTAGTTTTTGTTTTACAAAAAATACCTTTTGGAAATAAAATCCCATCATCAGGAAAAGAAAAATTAACTAAATCTCCAGTAGGTACGTCTGCAATAAATAAGGTTGTTCCAGCATTTGAAGTTGTAGTCAATTCCAAAACACCAGCTCCACCCCCATCACTAGCAACAATAATTCCTTTAAGTCTTATTGGTTGCGAAATAATTGCAGCAGCTCCTGCAGCAGCAGTTGATCGAGTAGCTTGTATATCTCCTCTAAACATAAATTCTCCTAGTTTGCGGCTCTCCGAAGAGAGCCACTAATTATTTATTATTGATCGTCAAAAGGTGTTGCAAGTGTACCTGTTGCATTAGTCAAACCTTGTACAAAATACAAGTTTGCTGCAACTGCAGTAAACTTAAGATAAGTTCCTTTTAAACCACCTGTTGTAGCAACAGATGCTCCAGCTTCTCCATTCAAATTAATTTCATTGTTAGTAGCCGCAGGAACCCATTGTTTACCTGCTGTAGAAGCAGTAATACCCGCAGTAATCATACCAATAAATTTATCATCAGTGTTTGCTGTTTGAATTGTACCAGTGAAATCATCTGTAAAAAGAATTTCAAAAGTAGTTCCAATAGTACATGGATTGTTTGGATCACTTCCAGGTCCTGCAATTGCTGAATCAGCAGTAGCATTAATCGCTGGTATTGTGATTGCAGTTGGTGTTCCAGCTGGATCCATAAGCATTAGTCTTCCAGCATTAGCAGCTACTGTCATATTAGTTGCTAAAGTGTTTGCGACTACTGCATTTGGTCCTAAATTAATAAAACCATTTTTTGATCTGACTGGTCCGTCAAATGTAGTTTGTGCCATAATATTCTCCTTTGTATAGCATTAAATTTTGTAGTCTCTATACCGTCTGCCTAGCCAGTCTACAAAATAATTATTATTCTAGGTATTTTGATTGTATATTAGAAGATATATACTGTAAAGACTAAGAGGTTTCTATTTCATGCATATTAAAACTTAAACCAAATTTCGATGTTTTGTCAGTATTTTTTTTACAACCATGTAAAAGAAAACCATTAAATAATGCAAATGCACCTTTTTCAGCTTTAACAGATTCTTTAATTTCTGGAAATTGTAATTCTTGATTACATTCGTTTAAATATATTACACCTGACCACAACCCTCTGTAGTGAGTATGATAGGTTGTTTCTTGATTAGGTTTAAGTTCATATCCCCAAGAGTTGAATAAATAATATTTTGGAAATGAGTGATAAAAATCTACATGGTTTACAAATTGTTGAACAATTTCATTAAATTTTTTATCATTATTAAAAAAACAATAGGGTGTCATCGGCCCTTTTACATTTGTTTTAAAATTTAAATTTTCATTAGATTCACAAGATTTTTTAATCTTATCTATGAAATAATCACTATCTATTTCAATCTTGCCTTTTGTAAAAAAATAAGGTTGTAAGTATTTTTGAAAAACATACTTATTAATTATCATGCTTTCATTTAACACAAAAAAAAGGGCGATGCAAATGCACCGCCCCTTAAATTTAATACAGTTAAGTATTTAAGCTATTAAGTTGGTAAGTTACCGTTACCAAAAATACATCTTGGATCTGAGAATCCAAAAGAATATCTTTCTCTAGCTTTAAATCTTACGTTTCCAGTATCGAAGTCACCTTCAATCGCAGTTTTGATTGGCGATCTAACAAAGTGTTTTAACCCGTTAGGTATGTCAGTCAATAAGAAGAATGAGTCAGTATCAGTTAAGAAGTTATTCACTGAATAACCTTCTGGTACCATTCCCATGCTTACAATTGCATTGATATCATTATCTGCAGTCGAAGTTCTTTGAGGTGATTTCATCAATCTCTCAGCAGTAAATTGTAATTCTTTTGGAATTATCATTTTTCTACCTTGAGCAGCGATTCTTAATCCTCTTTCATCTACGAATCCAGCGATATCGATTAACGATTGCTCTAATGAAGTTTCGTTAAGGTCTGCAGCTACTGCTAAAACGTTTGCGAAAGTGCCACCAGTTGCAAGTGGGTGAGCATTGTTAATTAACGATACTCCGTCTCCACCAGTTACTGCGGCTACTTGTGCTTGGTTTAGCACGTTAGCAGCTTTAACTTGCTTCGTGTTTGACATAGATCTTGCAAGAGCTCTTGTGTATCTTGCAGCTAATCTGTCATACAGGTTGTCTTCAATTGCTTCTTCAGTAATAGCAAATGCTAAAGCGATTGTTTCGTGATTGTATCTTGCTGTGAAAGTTTCACCTGCTTGATCAAACACTACTCCAGCACCTTCTTGTTTAGTTGGTGCAGAAGCGAAACCACTTAACATTACTTCTTCTTCGAAAGCTCTGTCTGAAGTTTCAGTTACAAAAATCTCCGCATGTTGATTCTCGTATCTGTTATATTCCAGGCCGAATAGTGCATTCAAACCTGGCTCTAGTTCTTTAACTAGTTGTGCTCGTGATATAGCCATAATTTAATACTCCTATTATAGTCCTGTTCCACCTTGACGGTAGAAATGATTGTTGATTCTAACAAGAACGTTAGCATTTGAAGTCGTTTGATCATCATTCTCTGGATCTTGCGATATATCAATTGCTTGAACTGCAAATGTACCAGCAGTTCCCTGCGTAGATACATCTAATTGCATTTCAGATATTCCTGTTTTTGTACTTCCGTTAGCAACGCTTAACGAATAGTTTCCAAATAGATTTGCCTGTGCAAAAACCGCATCTGCATTAACCAAAAATACCGCATCTGGATCATCAACAACAAAAGCAGTAATCTGCCCTTGAGTTGGTGTAATTCCACCTGGGTAGTAATTTGAGTAAGTCGGTTTTTGAGTAGTTGGATCATTATAAAAACATCCGTTAAACACACCCACAACAGCATAAGAAGTATTACCAACAGATCTAACAACAGTACCATCAGTTAATGGTCTTACTAAATCTCCTTGGTAAATTGCAGTAGCATAGCCATTTGCAATCTTATATCTGTTTTGAGCTCCTACTAATGGTGTACCGTCTAGTTTTCTGTAAGGTCTTAGACCAAACTTTTCTAGTTGATTTGCCATAGTTATTTTCTCCTTTAACAGTTTATTTTAATAACCCAGCAGCAATTACAAAAAAATTATTTTTTGCGACTACCACCAAAGGTCACTCTCGACTGTCTATCAATATTGATAGGCATGTCTGGGTGCTGTTCCTTCATAAGATCATTGTCTACCGCGTTTATTCTCTCTTGAGTAATTCTATTGAAATACTCAGCACGTGAGACTAAAATCTCTTCTGGTATCCTTGCCAGCACAAGGCCTCCAATTCCTATACACCCCTCGTATTTACCTTCAGAGTAGAAAGGGTATTTATTTTCGCCAATCTCACTTATAATTTGATCAGCTCTTACAAATTCCCAACCTTCCCTTAATTTTTTCGATACATTAGCTGTATCTTCAAAACCTTGAACGTTAGTACGTATCCATCTGTGGGCGTACCCGTTCGGTGCAGGTGGTGCATCCAAACTGGATGGTGGAGTCCAGGCTTTTGGTGCTTCTTTCGAAGCTTTCTTTTCTGACTCCCGTGAAGTTCTCTTAATTGTACTCATACTATTTATCCTCCTTCACGTATCTAGCATATTCCTCTAGTGGCACATTTAATCTTTTAGCAATTGCTACCTGTGATTTTGTGAGTCTCACAGTTCTGCGTCCTTGTTGACTACGACCAGCCGAAGCAACTGTTTGAACGGGTTTAGGTGCTTCTTTTTTTGGCTCATCTTTAGTATTATCAAAACTATCTGGAAAATATTTCCTTAGTCTTGAATTAACTTCATTATAGTACTCATCACTATCTACTTCAATACCCTCTTGAGAAATATTGTTGTGTATCGTGATTGCAGCATTAGTCATTACTTCATCAGAACCAAACCAATCATTGTCCTCGGCCCACTTCTTGGCTTTTGGAGTAATTTGTGGCATAGAGTCTGATGTTCCGCTGTTTGAGGTATCAGCTTGTACGTTTTTTTGTTGTTTATTTTCTTCTTCAGCTTTCTTTTTTTCTTCTCGATTATTTATCTCTAGTCTAGCTTTTTCTTTTTCTACAGCTAATTGAGTTAATTTATCGTTAGCTTCCATAATTTTAGAAGCGTCTTGTCCTTCGATTGCTGATTGAAGGGCTACTTTGACCTGTTCTCTTTGAGCATCTACTCTTGCATCTAATTCTTTTAGATACTGATCGTCAGTAGAATTTAACTTTTTAAGATTAGTGTCAAATTTCTTTTGTACACCTTGTGCATATTCAAGTGCAGCTTTTTCTCTTCTTTCTGCTTCTTTTTTTTGAAAGACAAGTTTATCAATTCTTTTTTGATAATCTCTTCTTGATTCTCCAAGGTTTGGTTTTTCTTCTTCAGATTTTTGTTCAACTTTTTTTTCTTCAACAACTTCTTCTTTTACATCTTCAGTTATTTCTATTTTTGGTTGATCTTTTTTTTCTTCAGAAGGTTTATCGTGACCAGTATAACCTAGGTCAACTTCACCAACATTTAAGTTGGGTTCTTTTTCTTTTACGGTCTCTTCTTTAACATCAATGCTTTCTTCTTTTACATTGTCTGTATCAAGTTCGACTTCTTTTTCTTTAGCTAATAATGCTTCTGCACTATAGTCTTTTACTTCTGCCATGTTTATCCTCCTTTATTAAAATAAATGGAGAATATCTTCTGGCTTTCCTATAGTTCCTATTATTTCGTCATCATTAAGAATACGGTGTTCACCGAATTTAGTTTGAAATCTACTTCCAGTGTATCTGCCATAAACAACAAATTCACCTTCTTTGCACCATGGACCATTTGGAAATTTTTCTTTGTCTTGATAGCAAAGGTCACCCAACTTAACGACTAATCCAACGACTGTTGTCATTTGAATTTTGTCCTGAGTTTCGTCTGCTAAAATAACACCGCCTTTTGTCTTTGCTTTACCAGACCATGGTCTAACAAGCATACGGTATCCAACTGGGTTAGGTATGATTTCAAGATATTCTTTGATGCCTTTGGAATCTGTGGGAATTTGTGATTTTACTTCTGCTTCTTTTGTTTGGTCATTACCAAAATCAGTAAGCTTAGGTTTTATCAATTGTACCATCGTTATCCTCCTTATGCAGGTTTTTAATATCCTGAAGCAGCGTTTCTAATCCGCTGAGTCTGCCTCGAGCATACATCAATTGAGATTCAGTTTCAACCCCATAGCATATATGTTCTTTAACACTTGTTATTTGTTTGTTTATAGAATTTCTTATAGCTTCAACTGTATAATGATCTAACATTAATTTCTCTTAAGTGATATTTTATTTTTGCCTTGTTTTAATAACATAAAACCATACTCATTAACAATAATTTTTAACACTGCATCCATATCAAATTTAGAATAATCATCATAAATAAATACTGTACCAGCATGAGATCTTTCTCCAAAAAATATTGATTCTTTAATAACATCTACTGATTTATGTGGACCATCAAAATGAACTAAATCATATTTATTTTTTAATTCTTTTTTATCTCTGTAAATTGGAACACCATCTTCAAATCTTTTCATAAATTCATCATCTTCCATTTGAAATAATGAAAAATTTTTATAATCTAAATCTTTAATTAATTGGTGCTTCATATCATTTGTATAATCAGCCGTAGTAGGTTCTTTTTTATCGTAATGTGAATAATTTAAATTACCATACGGATCAATTCCAATATGCCAATGTTTTTTAAAAATTAATTCTTCTAAAATTAATTTTGATCCTAAGCCTCTCCTTACACCAATTTCGGCTGTAAATAAATCATCACCCTTTAAGGTCTGACAAGCTTCTCTTATCATTTCGTATTCTTTACTATCACCTTCTATCATATTTTAAATGCTTGTAGTGCTGCAAGTTTTTCTTCTGAATCAGTAATGATACCAATTTGTTTATCTATCTCATCTAAATGTTGTGGATGTTCTCCAATTCCTACTGAATTAGTCAGGTATATCTTTATGGTTGCATCAGCTTCAGAAATTTTTGCATTATATCTATCTTCTAATGCATTTATTAAAACCATTTTAAGACTCATAACGAATCTATATATTAAAAATATAAAATTGCAACTCTATATATAAGGTGGGTATATGTCTTTTATTTTGCCTTGAGCTTTCAATTTTTTTAAATCACCTTTTGTCATTTTTGAATAATCTAAATCTTCATAAATTTCTAAATGAGCATCTTTTTGTGGGTGTGGTTTAAATAATCTTTTTATCCAACTCCAAATCATTTTTTGCCTCCGTTACGGAAGATTTGTGTCCCCTTAATTCCATAGATGCTGGCTACGACCAAAATCCACAAATTTGTAAACCAGGACGGGAGCTGCGAAAACATCTCAAAAAATAATTTTACTTTGTCCATCGCACTCGGATCATCCGATACGACTGCCTAAGCGAGTACCACGACGGGCAAACTTAAAATTATCAAAACTGCCTCGTCCTTCCAGTCTGACTGACGGGCTTCTAAAAGTTTTCCTTGGTACTGCTCCTCTCCTCGAGCCATACGATCAGCATGTAGAAGTTGAGCTTCTGACATTGCCATTTTAGTTTTTTGCTTGTTAGCATAAATTTTTGAGCCTGCATTCATTGCAAGTTTTATAGCCGATAACCACATTATTTGTGTCCTCCTCTTTTCATTTTAACTGGAGGTACTTGCGGGTTTGGTCCCCTTTTGGGTGGTGGACCATAACTTACTCCACCAGACAAACCTCCAACATTGTAAGCTTTGAAATTAAAAAAATTATCAGTTGGATTTATTAATTTTTTGTCAACTGCTTTTGTTGCTTGAATAGGTAATATTGGTAAATTATTTGAACCTCCTCCACCACCAGTTCCAATTATTGTTTTTGGTTTATTAATACTTGTTATATTTTTTTTAGAAATATTATTTTTTTTTCTGTTGTATCCCATAGAAGTAGAAGTTTTTTCAAAAAGTTTATTAGTAACTGCACCAGCAAAAGGTACACCAGAAAACATCAAACCATATTTAATTGCTTGACCACTAAATGTTGTACTAGGAGAAATAGTTTCAATAGCTTTTTTTCTTTGTATTTCTAAATTTTGTTTTGCTCTATTTTTTGCAAATTGAGAACCAGCTCCAACTGCACTTCTATCTACACCACCAGAAGGGTCTGCTCTTCCAGCATTTCTTCCTGAAGCAGCATCTGATCTTGCTGCATCTCCTCCTCTATAACCTTTAGGTCTTTTCATTATTTTTTAGCTCTCTTTCTTGCTATATCTACTTTCGCATCAGCAATTCTAATTCTTTCTGCTGCTTGATCTTCATTGTTTTCTAATTTCATTTTTTCAATATCTAATCTTTCATCAATTTCATTTTCTCTTATCTCGTTAGACATCATATCTTGTTCAGCTTTTCTTTGTAGGTCTAAAGCTTTTAAATCTAATTCTCTTTGTTTTAACATTACTAAAGGATCTTGTTTTTGACCCATAGCTTCTGATTGTGCAATCTCTGTTGTAAGTACTGCCACTCTTTGAGCAATCATTCCAGAAATTTTTATCTCTGCACCTTCTGGATCAGCTTGTAACATCTGTTGCATCATAGTATCATTTTGAATCATAGCTCCAACTTCGCCTTGAGCTAACATAGAAACGTGTTCAGATATGTGAGCCTGTAAAGCAGCATACACTTGTGGATTAATTTGTACCATTCTTGTAGACATAAAAGCTCTATGTGCAGTAATATGTGCCATATGATCTTGAGTTGGGAATGCTCTTAATGGTTTTTGCATAATCGCTTCCATATTCTCGGTTGCTGGGTCTTTTGGCACTGGTTTTTCTTGAGGTATAAGCAATTGATCGATATCTTGTGTACCTAAAGCCTCATATACTCTACGATATGCTTCCCTTAAATTGTGCATCATAGGATTTGACATGGCAATCTTTAAATTTTCGTTAGCTAAAGTTACTCTTTGTGCCATACTCATGATATTAGGATCGGCAACTGGAATAACATCCACTCTATCATCGAAATCAGTTTGTTTTACAGCTTGATCTGCACCATATACTGAATATGGGTAGATTGGTGGTAAATATGTACCAAATACTTTTGATAAAAGTCTAAATTCTCTTCTCATTGAGTAATAACATCTCTTGTGTATAGCACTCATGACCCTCGAACCTCGTTCCAACAACGAAACAGTGGTACCAACAGCTCTATTTTGTAAATCATTACCAGTATCCATGTTAGTTATAGCTGCAAACTTCTGTCCAGCTTGTACAACAAAGCCCATAAGTTGGTATAATGTAGCCGATGGTTCTTTAAATGGTAAAATTTGAAACTGATCTTTGATATTTCCACCCGGTGCATCTACATCTCTGAACTCTCCTGGTTGAAATGGTTGGTCATCATCTCTAATTCTTATACCTCTAGACTTAAATCCCGCTGGTAAGTTAGATAATGTACCTGCATCAAGTAATTGTCTTAGTGATTGAGTAGCAGTTCTACTTAATCCACCTATCATATGAGTTAAACCAAACCCATAAAAACCTAATCCTGGTAAAAATTTAAAATGTACAAAGTATTCTTTTCTTTTTTTAGTCTCATCATTCATATCATAGTTACGATAGATAGATAAAATTTGTCCAGAGCCTTCATCAATTGTAATTATGTAAGGTACCTTAACTTGTTTTTCTGAATTTCTATTTTCAAACTCTTCTAAATTACAATCTACATGCATCTCTAAAATAGAAAAAGAATATTGTTTGTCGCCACCCGGTGTAATTCCTTCTAGCTCTTGATATTTTTTTTCAATGTCAGTTGGACCCTTAGAAGTAGGTTTAAGTTCTACATCTCTATAAAAACCAGACTCTTGTTTTTTTAATATTTCATTCTCACCCATTTTAATAACATGAGTAATTCTTTCACAATCCATTAAGTCAGTTGAATAATATGGAACAACTAAATCTTCAGCTGGTATAAATTTTGATACAGCTCTTTGCATAACTTCATCGTAATAAACTTTCTTAAATGCAGAGCCTGCTAATGCTAAATAAAATAATAATTGATCAAACTCTGGAGTGTATTCTTCCATCTCTTCAGTAATCATGTAGTTCATGAAATCTTGAACTCTTTGTGCTTGATTCATTTTTTCAGGATCTTCAACACCAAGGACTCTAGTTTTGACTGGTCCTGATGATGGTAATAATTCTTTATAGGCTTGTGCTTGAAAGGATGTTACTGCCTCACTGAGTAATGGATGAGTAACTGAAGCTGACCCTCTAAATGGTCTAGTCATTTCTCTTTGATTGAGTCCCAATAAATCTAAATTATTGGTATACGAAGTTTCCCAATCTTTTCTTGAGACTCTATCTTTTTTATAATCGTCAAGTAATTGATTAGACATTCTTTGCAGAACATCATCAGACATATCTTCAGCAAGGTTGCTAAAAAATTTTTCAGTCTCACTAACAGCTTCTTCAACTGTTGTAGGCTCTTCCCCCTCTAATTCAATATCAACTTCTTCTGAATCAGGAGTTATAACTTCCTCTTCAATTGCTTTGTCAATTTCAGCCATGTTAAAAACTAATAAAGTTTAGTTGGTTTCATACCACCCATAGCCATTCCACCGCCACGAGCTTTTACCATTTTACCTTTGTTTAATTGTGTTTTTCTACCAAGAATAAATTTATTTGCAAAATCTTTAAGACTTCCAGAACCGCTAGATTCTCCTCTTCTAGATTTCATAGTTTTTGAATAAATATCTTTATTTTTAAATCTTTCTAAACCTTTGGTAATTGTGCCATCATCACCAACAAAAATACTTTTCATATTTCTTTTTGTAGGTAAATCTGATCTTTTAAGTTTAGTAATTCCAGCTACTACTTTTTCTTTTATGTTTCCAAGCATAGGTGGTTTAGAAGCACCTTTCATAGCTGCATTTGAAGTCATAGCTTTTCTTGCACTTGCAAACTTATCTCCTACAGGACCAGATGCTCCCATAAGCTTAGATGCACCATAAAGTGCTGCACCAGCCATAACTGCTTTCTTAAGTTTTTTCTTAAATTTTGACATGTCTTCTCCTTTAGTAATATATATATTTTTTTCTCTTATAACTTTCAACTTCATCCTCGTCAGAATAAGTCTTTATAAAAGAACCTTGTCGGTATCTTAACATAGCTTGTGTGGTACTGTCCACATAATCATCATACTCTCCATGAGGGAAAGCTGCACATTCTTCGATTACTTCTTCTGCCCAATGTTCGTCTCTTGGGTAATAAACTTGTCCAGACTCGAATAAAGGAGCACATGCATTTACTCTTGAATGTTTATCTTGTCCACGTCCAGGTGTGTAATCCATAACAGGTATACCCATTCTTCTAAATTCTTGTAATAAACTTTGACCTGAAGCTTTTGCTTCGATGATAACTGTCTCTGGCTGCCAGTATTTATATTGGTCAAGTGCTACCATTTTTAATTCTGGAAAATCATACTTACCTTTAATTGCATCAATTAACATTATAGCATCTGGTTCAGATTCGTGAGGCGTGAATATTCCCCATGTGGTAATAGCAGAATAATCGGCAGTTTCTTTTTTACTGAATGCCGTGTCGTAAGATTGTATAACATGTTTTAAAGTCGGAAGGTCCTTGGCCCACGGAACCCACCA